GGACAATTGTTTCTTTTGAACAATGCTCATTGCTTATCGTCCCGAACTTGAAAATCCGCCTCGCGAAGGTGGGTTCGGAATTATCACTCAAGCTGGCATGATCCAGCTTACGCCTGGTCTCAATCAAGAAATCCCTGAGGATCAATGGAAAGTGGCTCGTGAAAATCGGGCGGTAAAACGTCTGATGAACATTGGAGCCATTGAGGAAGTGAAAGAGCGCATTACCGTGGAAGACATTCCGCATGATGTGCAAACGCTTTCTCAAATGCCAATGGTGGAAGCCATTCGCATGATTGAACTCATCCACGACACAGAACAACTGACTGAGTGGAAAAAGATTGAAGGGCGCATCCGAGTGCGTAATTCCATCAACAAGCGCCTTGAGGCCATTCGTATTGGGAAAGCCTGATTATGGCAGTCACTTACGAAAGCTTTCTTGAGCGCTTCCCTGAATTCTCTCCTCATCCGTCAGGCATCGTCAATGGTGCCATCAGCGAAGCTTCTTTCGATGCTTCAGAGGATGTATTCGGGGATCAAACTGATAGGGCAGTGAAATTCCTTGCTGCTCATATCATCGCCATCCAACTTGCTCAAATGGGCATCCAAATTGGTGCTACAGAAGGCAAGGTGTATGGAGAGGGGCTAGATGCTTCTCAATATGGGCAAGAGTTCAAGCGCATGCTTGGCAACCTTCCTTCTTCCATTGGTTTTGTCGTATGAGCAATTTCCTGGAGCCACTTGCTAATGCCACTTTGGTATGGTCAGTGGCTTCAGGCTATGCCTACGACAGTGACACTGGGAATTATGTGGCTGTAGCAACTGGCATTACTTACTATGCCACGCTGCGGCAAAAGCGCAATCCTCAGTATGACTATCTGTTGGGAGCTGATCAAACGGCTGTCTATATGGAAGGTCGCCTCACTTCTCCTTTGGCTTTATCGGGCGTCACGCCTGGTGATAGTGCAAGGGCGACAATCAATGGAAGGGAAGGGCGTTTTGAGCTATTGCCAAACGAGGAGATTGCCATTCATTATTGGCAGTTCCTCGGCGAGCCAGTCAGGGGCATTTTTAGACTGATTGGCAAAGGAAGCGTTGACAATGCTTGATTTCATTAAGCCGTCCGTCGCTTAATCATTCTTTCCATTGCTGAGGATCTTCTCATGCTTTACCACCCCACAGAATTGGTCAAGAGCCAAGATGTGATTGTGCGAGTGGGCGCTATTGACGGCGTTGCTCGTCCTGTGATCACTCAAAGTGGCGCTACTTTCACTGTTAGCGGCGCCCCGACTCTCTACACCCTCCAAGCTGCCACTACTGCCTCTGTTGCCTTTAACGATGGCAACCAAGAATTCTACCTGCTTGGTGGCGGCGGCTATGCTGATAGCGTGATTGTTACCAGTCAAGCCACTGCTTCCGTCACTTCCTACTTCCAGAAGGATGTTGACGGCACCACGTTCCTGCCGAATAGCTTCGATGAAGCTTTCCAGGTGATCAGTGCTGCTCGGTACAACAAGAACCACGAAGTGTACGTGGAGATTAACAAGCAGCTTGGCGCATCTGGCACCACTTATTACTATGATCGCGTGGCTTACGTGGCTTGCGTGATGAACTACAACGAGAGCTATCCTGCGGACAATCTCGTGGAGTGCACGTTTGATCTTGTGAGCCGTGGTCGTATTGGCATCCACCAGAATGCTGAGGAGACTGGCTCGATCATCCCGACTGCTCCTAACTGATTCCTTTCTCCATTGTTTCTTGCTAGCCTCTCCTTACGGGGAGGCTTTTTATTGTGAACATTGCACAGCTTCGGGAAGTTGTTACTGAGCTACTTTCTGCATCTCCCAGCTTGATTGGTTCCTATACGCTACCGAGCGGACAGTTGCTTCCTGCTGTGTATGTCGTGGGCAGACAAAGCGTGCCTAATGAATGGCAGGTGGAAGGCTTAGAAGTGACGATTGAGGAATTCCCTTCCGTCAATCCTCGCGCCATGGTTGGCAAAGTAAAAAACAACAAGCAATGGACTGTAGTGTTAGTTGATTACACCACCACTTCCAATGCTTTGCAGCAAGCTGCGATGAGACTAGCCAGACGGTTTCCTGACGCTCAGTTCTCCTTTCGCCCAGAAACTGATGTGGTATATGGGCAGTATCGCATTAGAATTCCAGATACCGAGCTTCTTAACGTTTATCCTGTTGCGTGAAGATTCTTAAAAGCACCTGCGAAAAGGTTTGGCTGTTTGACGTGGAAGTGGATGAGCTTTCAATCAAGGCCGGACTGGCTTGCTTTTTGTCGCAGTGCCCAGCGTTCGCAAAGTTTCTTTGTAAAGGCAAGGAAATTGAGGCTTGCCTCCCATTGAAAGCCATCAATAGTGGCGTGCCTCTAAGAATTGTCAACGCTAGACTTTTCCTGCAATAGAGAAGGTTATGAGCAAGTATTCAAACATTTTCCTGCTCAGCAATGCCGAGCATGAGCCCATTGGAGAATGCCTTCGTCTTCGTAAGTATGGAAGCTGGCTGGCTGAAGAAGCCTGGATGAAGGAGGAGCAAGGGCAGAAGCGAGCCCAGTTTACTCTTCGTGCAATTGCTCTTGCTAAAAAGATTGCCATTGAAAAGGGCATTGAAGAAGACGAGGCATTTGCAATGCTTCAGGAAGGAGAGCAAGGAACAAGTGTACTGGCAGAGTACACGGAAGAAGCAATGGGGCTAATGAGCAATATGCCATCTGCTCGCGAGCAGCTTGGTGAACTCATTACAGCGTTTTTCCGCAATAGAGGAGAAATTTTGCAGGGGAAGAAATGGAGCCCCACTGAAGACTGGACGCTGGAAGACACGCAAAAGCTTCCCAAGGATTGGCTTGAGCAAGTAGAGGCGTTTATGGCAATGGAAGATAAAAGCGAAATGCCTGTGAGCGATGATGAAGAGAAGGGGGAGGAAGAAGGAAAAAACTAACCGAGCGGCTTGCGCGGCAGGCCGATGAGGTGATTAACAATGCAACGGATTGGACAGAAATCTACTGTCAAGTGACTTCGTTGCAACTGCATGACCCATTATTTCATGCCAGTAATTTCGCTCGTTTACCAGTGAAGCTACTGGCGGACGTTTTAGAGAAAAGCTACAAAACCCTCCACATGAGGACAAACGCTGCAAGCATTAGCACTGCGAAGCTGGCGATGGTTGTCATGGGAGCACTTGGTGCAAAGGGAGCAAAAGTGAAGCTGGATCAGTTCTTGCCTTATGAGATGGATGACAGCGCTTCTCCATTGAAAGCTTCTACGAAAGAAGCCTTGGAATGGGCATTGAAAAACGAAAGACTTCCTGCTGCAGTTGTCGGCATGATTGGTGCTGAACTTAGCTGAAACTGTTAGATTGGGGCTATTATGGCTTGATCAATAATGACTTATCAGCTTCGTTTTGAAAGCAATGCGTTTGAAGCTGACAGTGCTATTGGCAGGCTTCTTGATGGACTGGGGCGGCTAACTAAGGGTGCAAAACGCCTTGTTGGCGTTGAAATCAAGGAATACGAGGGAGATGCTTTGCGTCAGTTGAGGGGCATTAACGTGCGCACTTTTCAAAGAGCAATGGATTGGGCGGATGCTGACTTTGATCAACAAATGGCCAGTGAAAAGTGGGAATGGAGCAATGAGAATAACAATCAGACAAGAAGGAAGAACGGGGAATTAGTGGGAAGCCCTCGCGACATCATTGACACTGGTGCATTGCTGCAAAGCAAGCGCCGAGAGCAAATTAATCGCAATACTGTGGAATTTATTTGGGACGACCCAGTGGCGGGAGGAGTGCATGATGGCATGGTGACTAAGCTCGGCAAACGACTTCGCGCTCGTCCATGGACGGAGCCCACTCTTGACGAGATTGATGAAGTGATTGACACAGTTATCAAAAATGGAGGTCGTTGAGCATGGCGCAATACAGTATTGACTTTTCAACGAATGCCCTTAAGGTTGTTCGCAGCATTGAGGAGCTAAATCAAGAGATTGCCACTCTTGCTCGCACGGGTAAAAGCATCAAGATCAATCTTGACACCACGCAGCTTAATCAACAGATAGGGACTACTTTCAAGAAGCTTGACAAAGAAATAGCAAGATATCAAAGACAGCTTCGCAAGCTCCAAATAGGAAGTCCTGAGTTCATAAGCAAAGCCGGTGAAATTGGTCAGCGGCAAGGAGTTCGTGAGCGCGGTCGCATGCAAGCGGAAGCCGCGTCGCTACGCCAAGAAGCTTTCGCGTTTGAAAGCGGCTCTGCGGTGGCGCTGCAAAAGCTATTGCGCTCCCTGCGAATTGAGGCGCAACAAATCAAGCCTGACACTCAAGAATGGGTGCGCTTGCAACAAAGGATAGCGCAGGTTAATAACGACCTGAAGAAAGGTGAGCGTCTAGCGGAAAGCATTCAACTCACTGAAGACCTTAATGCTTTTTCTCCGCAAAGCTTAAACGCTCTGGAGGCAAAGCTCACCATCCTTCGCAATAGAGCAAGGGAGATTGCTCCAGACACGATGGAGTGGAAAGAGCTTAACAAAGAGATTGTCAAGGCGGAGCGAAACATTGAAAAGCAGACAAGGCGCCCCATGACAAGAGGGCAGCGTCTTGGCGCTGCTGGCGGAGCCTTCCTCTATGGCGGAGGAATGGGAGGTGGTGTTGGTAGTGCCGTTGGTGGCATTGCTGGCGGTCTAATGGGAGGCGTCCCTGGGGCGTTTACTGGCGCAGCCCTCGGTCAAATGGCCGATAACTTGGGGGGCATAGCTGCTAATGTCACTCAAGCTGCAGCAAGCATTGCACAATTGCAGCGTGGCCTCGCTCTTGCTTCCATTGACGCCAAGGATTTCTCTGAAGCGCAAAAGGCCATCAAGGAGAGCAGTGATACGCTTGTTGTTCCGCTGGATCAAGTGTATCGACAGTTCACGCAATTGCGTGTGAATACAAAGCAGTATGGTCTGTCTGTCAAGGATACGCAAGAAATCCTTGAGGGCACTGTTCTTGCCGTGTCTTCAGTTGGGGGATCTTTGGAAGATGTGGATGGCGCCATGCGAGCTGTGGTGCAAATCTTTAGCAAAGGCAAGGTGCAGGCGGAAGAGTTGCGCGGCCAGCTTGGCGAGCGATTCCCTGGTGCAGTGATTAAGTTTGCGCAAGCAAACAATATGAGCTTCACTGAGCTGCAAGAAGGGCTTGAAAAGGGGGAAATTGGGATTAGGGAGTTTGTTGAGTTTGCGAAGAAGAATTATGAAGACTATGCCAAGTTTTCGGAACAACTAGCCACTGCTCCTGAATTTGCTGGGCGTCGTCTTGAAAAGGCGATGAATGATATGCAGATTGCCATTGGCTCTGCACTTGGCCCTGCTGGCGCTGAGTTCCAAGATTTCTTTACGGAAACAATCACTGGCTTTACAAACTGGGTCAATGAGAACAAAGAGTTTATTGGCGAGTATCTCAAAGACTGGGCGAAGTTGGTTACTGATTTTGCTCGCATTGTTGGTGGCATTGTCAAAGTTGCAGTGCAAGTGAGCACAGCAATTATCAAAGCTTTTAGGGGGGCAATTTATGAAATTAGGCGTCTACTGGGGATGGTTGGCGTTGCTGAAATCAAGGCTCAGCTTGATGAAGTGAACAAAAAGATTGAAGAGGGTGGAGCCGAAGGGGAGCGCAGGGGAGCAGCGAAAAGCGCTCTTGAAACAAGACGAGATCAGCTTCAAGCTCAATTTGAAGCGGCTGGCGGACAAGCCGCGCTTGATGCAGCGGCTGGCTCCGCTGCAACAGACCTAGTTTTTGGTGGCCCTGGTGCTGGCATGAGCCTAGATACGGCGGGCAGTGACTCAGGAAAAGCGAAGAAAGGAAAAGAGCTGAAAGATTTTGCAGAAGATGAAGTGAGGATACTCAAAGAGCGTCTTGCCTTGCAAAAGAACCTAATTGACGTACAAGCCAATCTCACGTCCTCGCAGAAGGAGCTCATCAAAGCTGAGCTTGAATACGAATACGGTCTTGACATTGTTGAGGCGCAATACAAGGCAGCAATTAGCACTCTCAATGAATACAAAGAGGCTCAGCGTGGAGCCGCTCAGGCTTCAATGCAAAACGCTGCTGTGTTGGCAAGAGAAAATGTAACAGCGGAATACAGGAAGGCATTGCTTGGTGACTTGATTAAAGATTCTGATAGCTACGAGGGAAAAATTGCAGACCTTCAAGATAACATTGCAGCACTGAAAGCCGGTACTGAGGATCTTTCCGCTGCTGAGCAGCTAGAGGCAAGCATCAAGCGTCGAACTATAGGGTTCACCAAGGAGCAACTGGCAATTATTGAGCCTTATCTTGCCAAGCTTAGGGAGCAAGCTGGCGTTCTTGATTCATTGCTGCAGCTAGAAACGCAATTAAGGATTGAACGAGAAAAAGGACAAAACCTGTCAGAAGCAAGAAAGCAGCTTGGTGTGATTGGCGCTGGGCTTTCGGCTGGCTTTACCGGCAGTGCTGCTGGAGTGTTTGAGCAAGCAATGGCCCAGTTCGGCGATAGGGACTATGCCACGCAAATGGCCGACCTTGAAACCGCTGCAATGCAACTGCGGAGCGTGTTTGAAGGTGTGCAAGGCGCCATCCAAGGAGTGAGCGGCTCCATCGCTAGTCTTTTCACTGAAGGCATTGCGGCCATGGTCACTGGCACTGCAACTGCTAAGGAAGTATTTGCAAGCTTCCTCCAAAGTGTGGCTCAGGCGCTGTCTCAAGCTGCTGCTCAAATGATCGCCACTTACATTGCTATTGGTATTGCCAAGATGTTCGCTGGGCTTGGCGGAGGCGTCTCTGGAGCTAATTACAGCAGCGGGAACGTGGCCACTAACGCATTCCAAACTAATACGCTTGGCCTTGGCCCAAGCCTAGGAACTCCTGGCACTGCCGTAGGGTTTACTTTTGCCAATGGAGGAATTGCTCCAGGCGGATTCCAAGCCTTTGCCAATGGCGGCGTTGTGAGCGGCCCTACTCTCGGGCTTGTGGGAGAAGGTCGTTATAACGAAGCTATTGTTCCCCTTCCTGATGGCAAGAGCATTCCAGTGCAGCTTAAATACGACGCATCTCGCAAAGCTGTCGCTAATGCTGAGAACAACGCTGGCATTTCCTCCATTGACTACGAAGACCCTCTCTCCACTGGAGGAGCCTCAACAAGCAGGCAGTCACTATCATCCAAGGCTGCACAAGCCGTCATGGAGACTCGCATGCAAGTGATGGAACAGCGTTCGTACAGCGAGAAGCGTTCTGAGATGAGGCAAATTGAAGAGATGGTGGCACGCCCCGCCAAGATTGACGTAGAGTATCAATCACAAGTAATCAACAATGTGGAATACGTCACTCGTGAGCAGGCAGAGCGCATGGCTTCGCAAAGTGCATTGCGAGGTCGTGAGCTGGCTATTGGTGCTTTGCAAAATAGCGTGAAAGCTCGCAAGCGCGTGGGGATGGCCTAATGTCAGTAGCAACAGTCAACTATTTGCAATTTAGGGAGCGCGATACATTTGCCACGATGAGTCCGTTGTGGCAAAATTTCTTTGTTGATCGCCCTGCTGATTTTCTTCCTTTTGGCTATGGACAAGGGGCAGGACAAACTGCAGGAGAACGTTCGCAGGCAAATCTTGTTACGCCTGTCAATGACATTTCGTTGAACTATGCCAAGGAGGCAGCGGACAATCGTTACATTGCCGAAATCACGACAAAGGAAATCAACATTGCTTCCCTGTCCGAAGCTGGCACAATTTCCAGAGAGCTATGGGTGGTGGGAAGCTTTAGCCATGACCAAGAAATGCTCACTTTTGTCCTAAGAGGGCCTGGTGATGCCACGAGGCAAGGGCCAGGACGTTTTCTTTCTCGTTCTCTTGTGGGACGTGTGCCAAGCTCTGGCACTCTTGTGATTTCATGAACTGGCACAAATGGGTGGGGAAGAAGCACGTTGTTGGCGCTGACCCAACATGCGACGAGGGTTGTGACTGTCTTTTGATGGTCGTTCGCATTAGAGAAGCGCTTGGCTTGTCAGTGCCAAACAAGGAGAAGATTGACGCACTAATTGAACTAGCAAAACAGCTTCGTCACGACGAGATTTATGAGCAAATCACTCCTAGCCTTGTTCCCATTGAAGGGCCTTCTGAAGGTGGCTTTACTGTGTTTTCTTCGTTAGATCATATTGGCACTGCCGTTATGATTGAAGGGGGGCTATTGCACGTTGACATTAAGCGAGGCGTTCGTTGGCTGCCGGCTAGTGCTTTGCGTAAATTTTCTTGGTTCCATTGGAAATGAAAAATTCTCTTCTCCCCCAGGATCGCTACATTGCTGAGCTGCTTGGGCTGTCTGAAGAGGAAATGCAATGGTACAAGGCAGAAGT